GGAGTTCCAAGTGTCCAATTGCAAAGCGTTGCTCAGATTGATCCAGAAGCACCTGAAACTGTTTATGGAGTGAACTGATGGCTATCACTTCAGGACAGATAACAGTTACAACTAGCAGGGTTCAAGTAGATGGTTGTTCAGCGAATCCATCGCGCTTGCACATTCATAATAACGATAACACCGCAGATTTATTTTTAGGCAATGATTCAGTTACAACTTCAAATGGATTACGATTACCAAAATTAGACAGCATCGAATTGACTTTGAATGCAGGTGAATCATTGTACGCAATTAGCGCGGCAGGCTCACACGCAGTTTCTTGGTTAAGGCAGACACAAGACTAATGCCGTACTTCATAACAGACGAAGCACCTGACTGTTCAGGTTGGGCAACTATCAAAGATGATGGCGAAGTCATGGGCTGCCACACCACTAAACAAGATGCCATTGATCAAATGGTTGCGATATCAATTTCAGAAGATATAGAAGTTGGTGGTGAAAGAATTGAGTCAGGGCCACTAGCAGTCATTGTGGACATTGATGGAACACTCATCTCAGGTGGTCGGTTGATTCAAAAAACCTATAACTACATTGATGACATGCAAGACACAGAAATCTTCATTGTCACTGGTCGTAATGACTCAGAGCGTGAATCAACAGTTGCAGAACTAGATGCTCTGGGCATTGATTATGATCGTTTGTTTATGAATCCAAGTAGTTCAGCACAAACCCCAGAGTTCAAAAAAGCAACTGCAGAAAAACTGCTTAAAGAATTCAATGTCATTATTGCTATTGACAACAATCCTGCGAATCGCAAGGTTTACCGCGAACTTGGAATAACTGCACTAGATGTTTCTGATGTTCCAAATGTTCCTAGCGATCAGAACAATGCAGATGAAGAAAACTCACGCGTCATAAATCAAGAAGCACCTGCTTACATGAGAGCAGCCGCAAGACGTGGCCTTGCTTATTACGCAGAAGGAAAAGGCGGGGATGGTCTTGTTGAAAAAACTATTCGTGATGCTCGCCTTATGGCAGATGGTCAAGTCTCAGATGATAAGTGGATTCGTATTGCTGCTTGGATTGCTCGCCACTTGGTCGATCTGGATTCACCAAATGCAAAACCAGACTCTGAAAACTATCCATCAGCAGGAGTTGTTGCACATCTTCTCTGGGGATCAGGCCCTTCAAAGCGTCAGGCAGAGCGAACTTTGGAATATGCTCAAGGCGTGGTCAATCGGATTCGGGAAGAAGAACGAACCGCCAACGATATTCAAAATGAGAAATGGCGATCAATCGCACTAAACTTAGACAAAGACGAAAGGCAACAAATGACAACAACAGTAGAACGCCGCGTGAGTACAGTTCAGTTCGATGTTCGCAATGGCGAAGCATCTTCAGATGGAATGAGTTTCACTGGATACGCCGCTGTTTTCAACAGTCCTTCTGAACCACTTCCATTCACTGAAATAATCAAAGAAGGTGCTTTCAAGCGTTCCTTGAAGTCACGCAACGAAGTTAAGTTATTCATGAACCACAACACAGATGTTGTTCTTGGTTCAACACGGGCTGGGACTTTACGTTTGTCTGAAGATTCACGCGGACTACTTGCTCAAGCCGATCTTCCAGACACTTCTGCAGGCCGCGATCTTTCAGTGCTGATGAAGCGTGGCGATGTTTCTTCCATGTCATTTGGTTTCAGCGTTCCACCCAAAGGCGACGCATGGAGCAAAGATGGAGCCACACGCGAACTTCATCAAATCCGTTTGCATGAAGTTTCAATTGTCACTGGATTTCCTGCCTATGAAGCAACAAGCGCATCAGTTCGTTCTTTGGACATTCTTGCAACTAGAACTGCTGTTGATGTCGATGCTCTCTCTGATGCAATCACAAGACTAGAAGCAGGCGAGACTTTGGAAGCAGATCATGCTGATCTCATCACTGAAGTTGTTTCCAAGTTACGCGCTGAAAAACCAGCAAATCTTGCACTACTTGAATTGAAGCGCAAGCAACTCGATCTAATGGCAAAGGTGTTCTAATGAATCATGATGAAATTAAAAACGTATATTTGGCCGCTGTTGGTAATCCTGAGTCTGGGGTTTTTGTTGATTTCGCCGATGTTATATCTGAAGCCATAATTAAGACTTTTGTGCCAGAAGAACAAAAGACAGTTGAACCTGTCAAAGAGATTCGAGTTGTCAAGGCCGCAGAAACTCGATAAGATTTTTTCAAAGGACAGACCCGCATCAGGGGAAGGATGTGGGTCTGTTTTTATTTGTGTCATAATTAAGATACGCAATTGAGTGGAGCCACCATTGCTGCCTGTCGTGGAGCCACGCAGAATTCAATATCACATCCAATCTAAGACTTTAGGAGTCCACTATGTCTGACTACATTCGTCAGCAAGCGGAAGCACGCGCAAAGGCTTGGGAAGAAGCAAAGGCTCTTCTCGACACTGCAGCAGCAGAAAAGCGCGATCTTTCAGCAGAAGAAAACCAATCGTACGACCGCATCATGGTTGATCTAGATCAGCGTGCTGCAACAATGGAAACCATCAAGGCGCAAGCAGAACGTGAAGAACGCGCTGCTGAAGCAATGAAGGGTTTCGAAGCACAAGCACGACCAGAAGTTTCTGTTGCAGCAATTGATGAATCAGAACTAATTCGTTCGCTTGCACGCGGCGAAATCCGTTCCCATTCATTTGAGAAACGCGACGTTCTTAAGAGTTCAACTGGTGCACCAGTTCCTACATCCTTCTACGATCAGGTCATCATGCTTGCTCGTAACGTTGGCCCAATGTTGGAAACATCCACAATCATTAATACTGCTGGTGGCGAAAACCTTCAGATTCCTTCGCTCAGTGCATACAGCACGGGTACAGTAACTGCTGAAGCCGCTGCAATCGGTGAAAGTGATCCAACCTTCAATGCCTTCAAGACTCTTGGTGCATTCAAGTATTCATTCCTAACTCAGATCAGCCGCGAAATGGTTGAAGATGCAGGCGTGGACATTCTTGGATTCCTTGCTGCTCAGACAGGTAACGCTCTTGGTTACGACGTGAACACTGCACTTACAACAGGAACTGGAACAGTACAGCCAACAGGCATCGTAACTGCTGCAGGTTCAGGCGTAACTGGTTCAACCGCTGTTTCTGGTGCATTCACCGCTGACAACTTGATCAACCTTGTTTACTCTGTAGACACTGCTGGTCGTCGTATGGCTGGCACTGGTTGGCAGATGAACGCAACAAGCATTGCTGCTGTTCGTAAGTTGAAGGATACCGCAGGTCAGTACCTGTTCAGTCCATCACTTTCAGCAGATGCACGCGACTTGCTTCTTGGTTACCCAATCTACGAAAACCCAAGCATGGCATCACCAGCAACAAGCGCAAAGTCAGTTATCTTCGGAAACCTTTCTTCGTACTTCGTTCGCACCGTTGGTGGCTTGCGTCTAGATCGTTCCGACGATTACGCATTCCAGAATGACTTGATTACATTCCGTGCAACTATGCGCGTTGATGGAAATCTAATTCAGACTTCACATGTGAAGTATTTCGCTGGAGCCGCTTCCTAATTCGATTAGGTAAAAATGTAGAACCCCGCAGGAGCGCAGGCCCGCGGGGTTCTACTTTGTCTTTTTTAGTTTTGCAAAGTTTCGATGTAGAAACAACCAACTCCATTTGCAAGTTGTCCAATAACTAAATTTTCGTTTTCATCAAGTCCAAGTTCTTGCATTGCCTGCAAGCCTTCAATCATTGTTTTGATTGTTGGAGCGTTTACTGTAAACGAATTTTTGCCTTGAGCAATGATCTTTGATTCAATCATTACGCACCTGCCTTTTCTGCATCGACGATTGCTTTGATTAGTTCTGTGACGTACTTTGCGCGAAGTTCCATGGTGTCTGACTTTATGACTTTTGCAATTCCCATCCAAAGGTCGTGATCATTTAGATCAGTGCGTTCAGACAAGTGACGTGCAATGCGATCAGTGTGTTCAACTGCTGAAAGTTTTTTCATTATGCATCCCACTGATCACAGTTTTTGCAAAATGGTGTGCAGTTGCTTGTGCAGCAATCGCAGAATTCCATTGTGCTGATTCCGACAAGTGACTTTTTTGTTTCTGCATTCATCAATGTTGAATGTGCTTCACAGATAGCAACCCAGTTACCACCTGCATCACAGAGACCTTCATCTTTGGCCTTTGCAACATATGCTTTCATTTCCTACTCCTTCGTTGTGTTGGCGAACCAACCTGATGAATCTATTGTCCCTAATTATGTATAACAATGCAAGTCAATTTGGAACATTGGATTTCCTGCGTGTCTATTGGGGTTTTCATGGTTAATCAGATAGATTCAAACGACTGCGACAAGGAGCAACATGACAAAAGAATCTGGAATGCGAATTGGCTGGGTTTCCAATAGTCCGTGGGCGGGAACGGGATATGGCACTCAAACAAATGCTGTCACTCAAAGACTGAAAGCAGCAGGTCATGATGTTGCCATCTTCAACAACTATGGTCTCGAAGGCTGCAACAACGAATGGAATGGCATTCCTGTTTATCAACGTGGTGCAGATATGTATTCAAACGATGTTGTTCCAGCACACATGCACCACTGGACTACGAAAAATCCTAAACAACCACATGTCTTGATCACTCTCTATGATGTGTGGGTTTTCAAAGGGCCACGATGGGCTGATTGGAATGTTGCTTCATGGGTTCCAATTGATCACATTCCAACTCCACCTTCTGTCGCAAAATGGTGTCGTCAAGATTTTGTGACTCCAATTGCAATGAGTCAGTACGGACAAGCCATGTTGGAAAATGTTGGTATTGAATCTTTGTATGTTCCACATGCAATTGAATCCACATTCAAACCCATGAAGCGTCACAAGGGAACAACTGGTCGTGACTTCATAGGCATTGATGAAGATAAATTTGTTGTTGGAATGAACGCAGCCAACAAAGGCGTATCACCTAATCGCAAAGCATTCGGTGAAAACATTTTGGCCTTTTCAATGTTCGCGCAAAAGCATGACGACGCAGTTCTTTATCTTCACACTGATCAATTTGGTTCTTTGGGTGGAATCAAACTGATGGAACTCCTGAGTGCAGTCGGACTCAAAGAACATCAGTTCAAGTTTGTTGATGCTTACGTTTATCGAATTGGGATCGATCAGCAGACACTCGCCACCATCTACACCGCTATGGATGTCTTGCTTGCAACTTCTTACGGTGAAGGCTTTGGAATTCCAACTATTGAAGCGCAGGCTTGTGGCACTCCAGTGATTGTTTCGCAGTTCGCGGCATCAACTGAACTTGTTGGTGATGGTTGGCTTGTAGATGGGCAACCACTTTGGGATGCTCCACAAAGTTCATGGTTCCACATGCCATCAGTGCCACACATCCTTGAGTCACTCGAAGCAGCCTATGAACGTGGTCGTGGTCGCTCACAAAAGGCTCAAGATTTTGCAAAGGCTTATCAGGCTGACACTGTGTTTGAAACTCACTGGAAACCGACAATGAAGGTTCTTGAATCCAAGTCCATAGAACGGTCATAGAAGTATGAAAATAGGTTGGTATACCCATCACACCGAAAACAGTAGCAAAGTGGCTCATCCTTCGTCTGAGAGCGTCTCAGGACTATTCACGGGGCAGTTCGCAGGCGGGGCAGAAATGTCAGACTACGAATACAGGCTTCAAGCACCTTTGAACTTTGAGATTCAGATTGTCACTCCTGACACCTTCGATACACATGACATACACCATTTTGATTCTGTGATCGTCACAGGCACTGATCTGTTCTCAGACCAACAGTTGAACAGACTCAGTGAACACGATCCTTTTGTTTTTGTGCATCATTTGCAAACTCCAAGAGTAGGACTGGATGCTTTGATTGCTGGATCAAGAATGTTTGTCACTCACACTCCAGCACACATGATGAGAGAACTGTCTTGGAGCAAGCCGCGCAAGACTGGTCAGGTACTTTCCTATTTTGACACCAGCAAATGCTACGACCACATGGACAAGCACCCATTTGCACTTTGGGCTGCTCGCACTCATCCACTCAAAGGAAAACTCAAGGCTGAACTTTGGGCAGCGCAAGCAGGCTATGAGTTTAAAGCACTCACTGATGTGAACAAGTTCTTGATGCAATGGCAAGGTCACAATGGTTCGTTCATTTGCCATTAGCCTTTGAATCTGAATGCAGGGCTGTCATGGAAGCAGTTCTTTCGGGCTGCAGGATTCACACCAATGAGAACGTAGGAATCACTTCTGTGATGGATTGGCAAGATGCAGATGCGCTGCGTCACATGATTGACAAGGCTGGTGACACCTTTTGGAAACTGGTACAACATTAGGAGTTGTCGGAGTTTGTCATGGCTATCCAGAAAAGATAAATGGATGGGTTGAATCAATCCACAAACTGAATCGCAAACCAGATGAGATTGTTCTAGTTCTTTGGGATCAAATACCTTCTGATGATCTTCACTTGGATGGGATCAAAGTTGTTGATTGGTCTGGTGACTTTGCATACAGCGACATGATGAATCTTGCTGTTGAAAATTGTGATACGGATTGGATTGCTTGGATTGGTGTTGATGATCGATATCGACCACATGCTTTGGACAAAATTGATTCTTGTGAAGCAGATGTTCTAGCACTTGGTTTTCATTACGACACTGGACAAATCTGGACTCCAACAAAAACAACTCCAGAACAAATTTTGAGTATGCACGCGAACATGATTCCGTGTGGTTCACCATTTCGAAAATGGCTTTGGAATAAGATTCCATTTGATCAAAGCATCGCTCCGTTTGATGATTGGGTCTTTTGGTTAGGAACTGCGCTATCAAATGCCACTTACGATGCCACTCTTGATCTCGACGTTGATTATGAATATGCGGGCCACTGGGTTCCCAGTGATGGGCAAGCGCGGGCAACCATTGCAGATTGGCTGGCAAAAACCCAATAAACACGCCACTTTTGGATGTCTCAAATGGACTTGAATTTGTATGACAAAAGTGTTTGAATATACCCATGGGCGGGACACCGCATGACAAAGGAGTGGCAATGAACGCAAACGAACTGAAAGAACTAGCAATCGCAACAGACACAGAACTAGCACGTCTGTCTGGAATCAAGTTTGATCTTCGCATGGCAATCATGAGTTTTCGCGAAACAGTTTCCAGTCGTCACATCGACGAAAACACAAAGGCACGTTACGAAGCAAAGATCGAAAAGGCACTTGTTGCTCTTGACGAAGTTGTTTCACAGATGAAGCCATTGAATGAAATCTTTGCACTGCACAACTGGAATCGCGCTTTTCTAGTTCAGAA